ACTAGTATATAAATGCCATAATTGTGGCTTTAGTTCAAACATCGGGAATCTGATCAAGCATCTAGATCCTATACTATATAATGAATATGTTCTGGAGAGGTATAAAGAGAACTCATCCAAACATAACGATCATGTAAAATTAGAAGACACTTCTATACATATCAATCCAGAACCTATTCTTTATGATTCTATATTGGATAATCTGCAAAGGATTGATACACTCGATCTAGAACATCCAGCAAAACAATATGTAGTTAATCGTAAGATTCCATCAGATAAATGGGATCTACTTTATTTTGTACCTAAGTTTAAGACTTGGTCTAATAGTATTAAGTATCAGTTTACAAATACAGACAATGATACTCCACGTCTAGTCATACCATTCTTTAACGAGCATGGTAAATGTTTTATGTATCAAGGTCGAGCGTTTGGTAAAGAGCAACCTAAATATATTACAATTAGACTTGATGAAAGAGAAGAAAAGATATTTGGCGTAGATCGTCTAGACTATTCAAAACGTATCTATGTAGTCGAAGGTCCTATTGATTCTATATTCGTACCAAATTCTATCGCGATCGGTGGAGCAGGATTTGATATCCCATTTACTCAAGGTATTAAAACTAATGCTACATTGATTATGGATAACGAGCCAAGATCTAAAGAGATCTGTAAGTTTATCGAGAAACTTATCAATGAAGATTATTCTGTTTGTCTATGGCCAGATACTGTACAAGAAAAAGATATTAATGAAATGATCATGGCTGGTAAGTCAATAAATCAAATTATGGAAACCATAAATACCAATACATTCCAAGGCATGGAAGCGAAACTTAAATTTACTCAATGGAGAAAATGTTGAGAGTATTAATTACAGGAGTTACTGGTTATATTGGATCTACTTTAGCAAAGATCTTATTTGAACGTGGCCATCATATCGTAGGTCTCGATATTAATTGGAAGCAAAATGATGTAATGAAATGGTGTCATAGAATTCTAGTTAAAGATGTGACTAAAACTTTACTAGATGAAGACTATGATGTGATCGTTCATCTTGCTGGTTTAATCCAAGTAGAAGAAAGTACTATGTATCCATCTAGGTATTATGGTACTAATTTGGGTGGAACACTAAACATGTTAAGACAACATGGTGATCCGCATTTTATATTTGCATCCACAGCAGGAGCATTTGATCCAGCAAATCCATATGCAAGATCAAAGATCGCAGCTGAAGACATCATTAAAGAAAAATCAAAGAACTATACTATATTTAGATTCTTTAATGTTGCTGGTTCAGATGGACAAAATACTCAAGTTGGAAGAGCATCACATTTAATTAGAATTGCTGCTGAAGTTGCAGCAGGTAAACGAAAGGAAATGCAAATTTATGGGAATGATTATGATACTCCTGATGGTACTTGTGTTCGTGATTATATTCATGTGGTTGACCTTGCTACGGCTATCGCTGATACGATTGACCATGGAGCCTTTAACACACCATATGAATGTATCGGATCAGGAAAAGGTTACTCAGTCAAAGAAGTCCTTGAAGCGATGGAAAAAGTAATTAATAAGAAACTTGATGTTAAGATCGGCGAAAGACGAGCAGGAGATCCTGCAAAATTAGCTATAGATAATCAGTTCCAATTATTATCTCCAAAACATGATATAATGGATATGTGTAAATCAGCTTATGAGGCAGAGTTAAGACGAAAATGATAGCGATTGATTTTATTGGCGGTAAACTAACTGATTCAGAATATTCTCATAAAGCAGGATGGGCCTATATGAGAGCATGTCAGTTATCTGATGCATTAGGTAAACAAGTTAAAGTACTACATGGAGAATCTTGGGACAATTATGATACTGTATATCTTTATCACGGTATGGAGTTTCAAGGTTCTTTAAATCTATTTGGTGGAGCATCAAAAGAATCCGCGGTGTTTTATGAAAGACTTATTAAGACAAATTCTAAATTAATCTCTCTCGATATACCTATGCCTGATTATGGACAATTATGTACAGGTAGATTATCTGCTTGTGATGACTATTGGAGAAATATTCCATGGCAAACAGTTAGCCAAAAATGTCAGACTATAACCAGTATTACACATCCATTAGTTACTGATAAGTTAGTTATTGGAGATAGCCATGCATTTTCAGTATACCAAAGTGGGTATAATGTTATTCGTAAGGATGCTAGAACTCTTCGTGGTGTATTAAAGAAAACAATTAGAAAAGAAATGTTAGATCATGGTATTGATCCGGGCAATATAAATACCATTACCACTTATTACGGTAACATTGATATTAGACATCATTTAATGAGAGAGACTAATCCTACTGGAGAGATCGATCTATTACTTGCTGAATATGAGAAACAAATTAAAGAACTTGATATTAAGAATGTTGAAGTAGTAAGTCCTCTTCCTATTGAGGATGAATCTCGTAGATTGCCAAAGACTGGATATTTTAAAGATACTCCGTTCTATGGAAGTCAGGAAGAAAGAGCTGAACTAGTTAATTATTTTAGTCATCAATTAGCTAGAATTTGTGAAAGAAATGGTTGGAATAATTTTACATGGCCTAATAATTGGTATACAATATCACCTTTAGAGTACATGAAAACTTATATGGAAAGACCCAAGTCAGTTCACTTGGCTCCAAAATTTCATCGATGGAATTATTGGAAGAACGAACCAAATGTAGTAGAAGTAAACTCATCATTGGAATCATTTTTTGAATAAGGTCCTACTCTTGGGAAACCAAGCCAAATTTGACCTTCAAATAAACTGATATAAAGGAGACAATATGTCTAAAATTAAGGTAGCAATTATCGGTGTAGGCAACTGCGCCAAATCTCTCGTTGAAGGTATTCAGTACTATATTGAGAACCCAGACGACAATGTAGGTCTAATGTATCCAGACATCGGTGGATATACTGTAAATGATATTGAATTCGTTTGCGGTTTCGATGTGGATATTCGTAAAGTAAATCACCCATTAAAAGATGCTTTAAGAGCATTACCAAATTGTGCAATGGATCATGTGTTCGATATTACAGAAGCATGTGTATCCAAAGACGCAATGGTTTATTCAGGTCCTCTATTAGATGGAGTAGCTCCACACATGTTGGACTATCCAGAAGAAGTATCATTTAGAATTGGTGCTATTCCTGCTGAACCATTTGACCGTGTTGTAGAATTATTGAAGTATCATAGAGTTGATGTTATCATTAATTATTTACCAGTTGGTTCAGAAGAAGCAACTAAGTTCTATGTAGATGCAGCGATCAAAGCAAAATGTCATTTCATTAACTGTATTCCTACATTAATCGATTATGAAGTTGCTCAAGAAGTTGAACAACGTTTTATCGATAATGGGTTAACAATCGTTGGTTCTGATATGAGATCTGGTTGGGGTGCTTCACGTTTATCTGAAGTATTACAAGGAGCGATGTTAGATTCAGGTTTAATGGTTACACAACATATTCAAATGAACATGGCTGCAGGTACAACTCAAGGTCAAGAAAATGTTCGAACAGGTAGAACAGCAAATACTGACTTCTTGAATATGGCAAAGGAAGATCGATTAGAATCTAAACATATCTCTAAAGAGAACGTACTTAAAGGACAAAATATAGTTCGTGATGAAACTATCGCTGGTATGACTCTTTATGCAGGTCCAAGTTTAACAGTGTTACAAAAACCAGGTGGTCAATATGTTGGTTCAGATAATAAGATCGCGAATCTTGATATTGTTGCATATGGTTTTGGTGGAGCACGTTATGAATTAACTGCTCGTTTATCTGTACAAGATTCTCCAAACTCAGGTTCAGTTGTAGTATCTGCAATTCGATTCTGTAAAGTTGCTTCTGAAATGGGTATTGTAGGTTATCTAAGAGGTGCTTCAGCATGGACTCAGAAATCTCCTCCACTTCAAATGAAGACAGAAGATGCAAAATTTGAATGTGATGCTTTAGCTCGTCGTAGATTTACTGACTTGACAGAGCAACAACAATCAAACAAGAATCCAAAAGCTAAAAAATTACCATACACATTCAATAAAGCAGTATTGGACTATTAATGAATAGTTTTGATATTGACGGTGTTATATACATTCGTAAGGGCCTGATCGGAGTTAGACCAGGTCCTGACGATGTTATCATTACTGGTAGATCTTTTGAAGAAGAAACTGAAACAAGACAGATGCTTCATGATGCAGGTATTCATAATCATGTATTCTTTAATCCATTAAAATTCGATCAGAAATCTAGAGCAGGTTCAGGAGTTCATAAAGCAAATACTCTTAATCGACTTAAAGACGATGGATATGATATTCAAATTCATTTTGAAGATGATCCAATTCAAATCGAAGAGATTAAGAAACTTGCTCCTTGGGTTAACATCGTACATCTAGATCATGACTTAACCTATAAGGAAAATATGAGACATGTATGAGAAGTATCTCAACATCGAGAAATTTAAGGACTTCGAACATTTTCTAGTAAAGGTTAACGAAAGAACTGAATGGCAATTTGGTCTTCGTGACAAATATGAAAACGACGATTCAGTAGATCCAGCCTTAAATGCTGACGTGGAGTATTTCGGTTTCAATATTCTACAAGATGATCGAATGAGATACATCATCGAGAATATCGTAACTATTCCTACCCTGTCTATGCCTAACAAAATAGGTAATACGATTATATCTCACTTCTATGGAGCTCGAGGTATACATCAATTGGTCACCGGTATATCAGATGTTAAGCAAGCCCATGTTGATTTTGAACGAATCGCCAAGGGAGATATTGACTACCTGAACGAAATAAAAAGATATATAGATATAGGTAGGCAACAAAAGCAGAAGTTCTACGGTACAACCGAGTTGCATACTTCTATCCAGACAGCAGCTAGAAACTATTGCCGGATTAAGTATAATGATTCTAATAGAAAAGCTACTCTAGCAGATATTATAGAATGGATAGCCAGTTGGACTATTGATGGTACTATAGATAATATTATAGAGAATGCAGGTTCTCTTAAAGGAATGTATGATATTCTTACTTCCAAACCTGGAATCGGAGAATATTATGGGTATCACTGCGCTACTTCAAACTCAGTAAACCCATATTTACCTTTCCATCATGATGAAAGCTTTTGTGCGCCTGGTCCTGGTGCTAGGGAATCATTAGAACATATATTTGATAAATGGACTGGTAAGAAGTTTCCTTATGCAGATATGGTTGTATGGTTAAGAGATAACCAAGAACGACTTTTTGAGAGAATAAATATTCATCCACACTTTCATAATTTTGAAGTTGATGATACTAAAGTATTTCAACATGATCAGCATAATATGAAAGTATATGGAACAGAGGTAGGTTTATGTCAATATGGAGTTTACTGTTGGCTTAAAGCAAATCCTCATTTGATCTCAAAACGTAAGATCGCCAGAGTAAACACGATTCAAGAAGGCGGAGTTTGTGCTGGCGCAACATTAAATGATTTTATAGGATAATATGAAAATAGGTTTTACAGCTTCTACATTTGATTTATTACATGCTGGTCATGTATCTATGTTAAGAGAAGCAAAAGAACAATGTGATTATTTAATATGTGGTTTACAAGTCGATCCATCAGTAGATCGACCAACTAAAAATTCACCGATTCAAAGTATAGTAGAAAGACAAGTTCAGTTATCAGCCGTAAAATACGTTGATGAAGTTATTGTCTATAGAACTGAGCAAGATCTGGAAGATATTCTCCAGATGTTTCATATAGATATTAGAATACTTGGTGATGAGTATAGAGATCAAGATTTTACTGGTAAAGATATTTGCAAGAAACGTGGTATTCAGTTATATTTCAACAAGAGAGACCATAGATTCTCAACAACAGCATTAAGATTACAAGTAGTAGAAAAAACTAAAAACAAATAATTGGAGTTAAAATGACCGAAGAAGTTCATGGTATTAAGGTAGACTATTCACGCGATTCGTTGTTTGACGAATTAGGAATGATTAGATTAAAAGAGTCATATATGGCTGATGGAGAACAATCACCACAAGAAAGATTTGCATTTGTTTCAAGTCAATTTGCATCAGATAAATTCCACGCACAAAGACTATATGATTATTCGTCAAAGCATTGGTTATCATATGCAACTCCTATTTTATCATTTGGTAGATCTAAACGAGGATTACCTATATCATGTTTTTTAAATTTTATTGAGGATACCGCGGAGGGTCTAGTTGAAAACTTATCTGAAACTAATTGGTTATCTATGCTTGGGGGCGGTGTTGGTATTGGCTTTGGAATCAGGTCTGCTGATGATAAGTCTACTGGCGTTATGCCTCATCTTAAAATGTATGATGCTAGCTCTCTTGCTTATCGTCAAGGCCGTACTCGTCGCGGCAGTTATGCTGCTTACCTGGATATTTCACACCCTGACATTTTAATGTTCCTTGAGATGCGTAAGCCAACAGGCGACCAGAACATGCGTTGCTTAAACTTACATCATGGTGTTAACATTCCTGATTCATTCATGGAGATCATCGAACGATGTATGATAGATCCTAATGAAGATGATACATGGGAATTAAAAGACCCACATTCAGGCGTAGTAACTGAAAAGGTATCTGCAAAAGAACTATGGCAAAAACTATTAGAACTACGTATTACAACAGGTGAACCATATCTACATTTCATTGATGAATCTAATAGAAAGATGCCTCAATGGTTAAAAGATAAAGGTTTAAAGATTCATCAGTCAAACCTATGTTCAGAAATTATTTTACCAACAAACGAAAAAAGAACGGCAGTTTGCTGTTTATCAAGTTTAAATTTGGAGTATTATGATGATTGGAAAAACGATAGCTTATTTCTTAAGGATGTTGCTGAGATGCTTGACAATGTGCTTCAGTATTTTATCGACACTGCTCCTCGTTCTATTTCTAGGGCTAAGTTCTCTGCTTCTCGCGAGCGTTCTATTGGCATTGGCGCTCTTGGTTGGCATGCTCTATTGCAGCGAAAAAATATTCCATGGGAGTCCGCAATGGCTACAGGACTTAATAGACAAATTTTCTCGCATATCAGAACGACTTTAGACAAAGCAAATAAACATTTAGGAAAAGAGAGAGGAGAAGCACCCGATGCGGAAGGTACTGGAAATCGTTTTTCTCATCTTATGGCTATTGCTCCCAATGCTAGCTCTTCTATTCTTATGGGTAATACTTCCCCATCAATAGAACCTTTTAGAGCTAACGCATATCGACAAGATACATTATCTGGTTCTCATCTACATAAGAATCAGTATCTTGACAAGATTATTAAGGAGAAAGCCGGTGATAAGTATGATGAGATTTGGAGTTCAATTATTGCGAATGATGGTTCAGTTCAACATTTGGATATATTGGACGATTGGACCAAGGATGTGTTCAAGACTTCTATGGAGATTGACCAACGATGGGTGGTCCAACATGCAGCAGATCGTCAAGAGTTTATCGACCAAGCACAATCCTTAAATGTGTTCTTTAGACCAGACAGTCATATTAAATATGTTCATGCAGTTCATTTCCAAGCTTGGAAACAAAAACTTAAGACAATGTATTACTGCCGTTCAGATAAGATCGCAAAAGCAGATAAAGTATCTAAACGAATTGAACGTGAAGTTATTGCTGAAATCGATTTGAAAGCGATGACTGAAGGCGAAACTTGTTTAGCTTGTGAGGGATAAATGGACTTAGAAAATGTAAAAAGAAAATTAAGTTTAGCTGGAAGGCATATCTTCATGAAGATAAATCATAATGCCGCAGAACTTAAAAAGAAATATACTGATCCAAATGTTTATGTTGTAGTTAATGGTAAAAAGATGAAGATCAGAGATATAACAGTTAATGAATGTAATATTTACTTAGAAACGGAAGAATAAAAAAAATGAAAAAAGTATTAGCAGTAATTTTATTAGCATTTGCATCAGTAGTATCAGCAAATGGTATAGATGAAAAATGTAAACAACATGTAATTTATGGAGCACCGGTAGTATATAAAGAAGCAAACAATCAATATCTATGCCGTATTGGTTATGCAGTTAATTATAACTATGTAACTAAGGTACCTTTTTATGTAGTTGAACATGTTACAGTAGATCATTTAGTAAAGAATGCTCCACGTAAAGATGAATTTAGAGAAGATCCAGAAGTTCCAGCTCAATATAGACAAACATTAGCAGATTATACTGGTATGGGTTTTGATCGTGGTCATGTTGCTCCTGCAGCTGATATGGTATTTGATGCTAAGGCTATGTCTGAATCTTTCTTCCTTACTAATATGATGCCTCAAGTTCCTGGTAATAATCGTGGTATCTGGAAATACTTA